AAATTACAGAAGAATATACCAATAAAGCGGGGGCAACTAACGAAAGAAAGGTGCCTCTTTATATGGCCATGGAGAGTCTAAGAAGAGATATTGCGACCTATGCTGACCGGCTTTGCCTTAATCCAAAAGCGCTCGAATCTGTCACTACAGAGAACACGAAAACCTCAAAATTATCGAAGCTGCTGAGTGAGCTTTCATGAAACATTATGCAAATTTTAAGCTCGTCATGGATTACGCGAACGGAGTTGCCTCCGGAGCCATCCCGGCGAACAAAGAACAGATCCAGGGATGCGAGCGTTTCCTTCGTGATCTGAAAAATCCGGCATATGAATTAAGACCAAGGGAAGCTGAGGTCATCATCAGCATCATTGAACGCACCTTTGTCCACCAGCAAGGTGAAAAGCTGGACGGAACACCTCTGAGAGGAGAACCGTTTCTTCTTGAGCCTTTTCATAAATACCAGGTCTATAACTTAATGGGCTTTTTCCTGAAAGGAACCAATGAGCGCCGCTTCAAAGAGGCGTTCATTTTTATTCCAAGGAAAAACATTAAGACATCATTTGCCGCAGCACTCTCCTGGGCGCTCGGAATTTACTACCGTCGTTCAGGGTCAAAATGCTACATTGTGGCAGCTTCTCTTAAGCAGACACTTGAGAGCTTCAACTTCATCAAATTCAACATTGAACAGATGGGTGAGTCTGATTCGTTTAGGATCCTGGACAACAACCACGAGCACAGTGTATCTGCAAGCTTCTCCGATGGGTCAATTTACATCAATGCCCTGGCATCCAACCCGGACAAGCAGGACTCATTCAACTGCAACATCGTCATTGCAGATGAGATGCATGCTTACAAGACGCCAAAGCAATACAACGTCCTGAAGGAAGCGACGAAGGCGTATACAAACAAACTGGTGATTGGCATTACAACAGCCGGCGATGACATGAACACATTCTGTTATCGGCGGCTTCAATATTGCAAAAAGATCCTGGACGGCACCGTCACGGATGAGAAGTACTTTGTCTTCATTGCAAAAGCTGATGAAGATGAAAATGGCAATGTGGATTATACAAACCCACTTACCCAGCAAAAGGCCAATCCGGCATATGGCGTATCGATCAGGCCGGACGACATCATGAGCGACGCGCTCCAGGCACAGAATGATCCGCAGCAGCGCAAAGACTTCCTGGCGAAATCACTCAACATTTACACGTCGGCCATGAGGGCATACTTCAACCTTGATGAATTTAGGCGATCAGACAGTAAATACAACTGGACCATCGATGAATTGATCAAGCTGCCAATTGAATGGTACGGCGGCGCTGACCTATCCAGGATGCACGACTTAACAGCTGCTGCTCTCTATGGGACGTATAAAGACGTCGACATTGCCATTACCCATGCCTTTTTCCCAATTGTGAATGCGCACCTCAAGGCAGAAGAAGACAGCATTCCGCTCTTTGGTTGGCAGGACGATGGCTGGCTGACAATGTGCAACACGCCAACGGTCAATTACTCTGACATCATCAATTGGTTCATCACAATGAAGAAGAGAGGCTTCAAAGTCAAGCAGGTCGGCTTTGACAGAAAGTTTGGCGCTGAATTCTTTCTCGGAATGAAAAAAGCGGGCTTCAATATCGTTGATGAGCCTCAGTACTTTTACAAGAAAAGCCAGGGCTTTAGACGTATCGAGCAAAAGGCTAAGGACGGCAATTTTTATTATTTGCACTCACAGGCCTATGAATACTGCCTACAAAACGTGAGGGCAATCGAGAAGACAGACGACATGATTCAGTACGAGAAGGTCATGCCAGAACATAGAATCGACCTGTTTGATGCATCGGTTTTCTCGTCTGTCCGGATGCTTGAGAATATGGAAAAGAGTAATGCGGCCTTAAGCTGGCTGAAAGGGGGATCATGATTTGAAACTGACGCAAATGTTGAAACGAAGATTTAAGACTAGGGAAGATCCGGTTGTCGGATGGTTTATGACAGACGCTGCATCTGACATGCTTACTGTTTCTGGGTATACTCGTTTATCTGATAATCCGGAGGTAAAGATTGCAGCTGGAAAGGTCGCAGACTTAATCAGCTTGATGACCATCCATCTCATGAAAAACACTGATGACGGCGACGTGCGAGAGAAGAACCAATTATCCAGGAAGATTGACATCAATCCATACTCTCTCATGACCAAGAAAGCGTGGATTTATAACATCGTCTATACAATGCTTGTCAGCGGAGATGGGAACGCATTCGTTTATCCGAAATTTGATGGCGATTTTATAAGCGAACTTATGCCACTACGACCGTCGCTTGTCAGAATTAAACCGTTCGGAGATGCTTACAAAATCATTTATAACAACAAATCTACCTACGATTATGATGAAGTGCTTCACTTCATGATCAATCCAGATCCAGAAAAGCCATATCAAGGGACCGGATACAAAGTAGTCCTTCGAGATATTGCTGACAACCTAAAGCAAGCCACGGCAACGAAGAAGTCTTTCATGAGCGACAAATATAAACCGTCAATTATTATTGCTGTCGATGCACTCACGGAAGAGCTTTCCAGCGAAGAAGGCCGCGATGCCATCATGAAAAAGTACATCAGCGAAACAGGTGGCGGTAAGCCGTGGATTATTCCTGGAGAACTCATGAAAGTTGAGCAGGTCAAACCTCTCAGCCTTAATGATCTAGCCATAAATGACGCGGTACAGATTGATAAGCGAACCATTGCAGGAATCTTTGGTGTTCCGGCGTTCTTCCTTGGAGTCGGTAACTACAACAAGGACGAATACAACGCATTTGTCAATTCTACGCTGATGCCGATCGCCAAAGGGATTGAGCAGGAACTCACTCGAAAACTCCTATACAGTCCTGATCTCTATTTCAAGTTTAATCCACGCAGCCTTTATGCCTATGATCTAAAAGAACTAGCCGATGTAGGTGGGAACATGTACGTCCGCGGGATTATGACAGGCAATGAAGTTAGGGATTGGATGGGGATTTCGCCGCTGGAAGGACTTTCAGAACGTGTCATTCTGGAAAATTATATTCCTGCAGGCATGATTGGAGATCAGAAAAAACTGGTTCAAGGTGGTGAAGAAAAATGATAAGACAAGCTGTCAGCATAATGAGTGAACTCAGGGCCGATGGTGAACAGCAAGATATGTTCATTGAGGGTTATTTTTCGGTGTTCAATAAACGCACTCAGCTATGGCCGGGTGCATTTGAAAAAGTAGATCCTGCAGCATTCAACGAAAGCTTAAGCAATGACATCAGGGCGCTTACGAACCATGACACAATGTTCGTACTTGGCCGGAACAAATCAGGGACATTGGAACTGAAGACTGACGCGAGAGGCCTTTGGGGCAGAATCAAGATCAACCCAAACGACACTGATGCTGTTAATCTTTATGAACGTGTCAAACGTGGCGATGTGGATCAATGTTCCTTCGGCTTCAACATCATCGAAGAGTCAACGGAGTTCCTCGATGACGGATCCATTGAATGGACGCTGAAGAAGGTCGATCTCCATGAGGTCAGTGTTTGTACCTTCCCAGCGTATCAAGACACCGCTGTTACAGCCAGAAAGGCTGATTATGAAATTGAAAAAGAGCGCCTACTCGAGGCTCGAAAAAACAATTTAAGGAGGAAACTCAAAAATGTTAAAGCAGCTAATGCTTAGAAAAAAAATTGAACTTAAGCGCTCGGAACTTGCCTCACTGGATGTGAGACGTGAGGAGATTGATCGACGTTCAGCTGAGGTTGAAGTCTCAATCGCAGAAGCAAATAACGACGAAGAGATGGAGACTCTTGAGTCAGAAGCCGCATCCATTGAAACAGATTCAGCAGCGCTCGAAGCTGAAAAGAGTAAGCTTGAGGGCGAGATTGCCGATATCGAGCGTGAGCTCGAGGATCTAAGAAACAACGAACCAAAACCGAATACAGATCCAAAGCCAGAAGATCAAAACAGATCAAAACCAATTGAGGGGGAAACCAGAATGAGCAAATTCAAGTTTTTCAGAAACATGTCCATTGAGTCCCGCGACGCTATTATGGCGCGTGAGGAAGTTAAAGACTTCCTGGTACGCGTTCGCGAACTTAGAGGTCAACAGAGAGCTGTAACAGGTGCAGAACTTGAGATTCCTGATGTCTTCCTGGATATGCTGCGCGATAATCTCCATAGATATTCAAAGCTGATCAGTAAAGTTGGGTTGAAGCCAGTTAAAGGCAAAGCGCGCCAAACGATCACAGGTTCAGTTCCTGAAGGTGTTTGGACTGAGGCTGTAGGCGCTTTGAATGAGCTGACACTCAGCTTTTCTCAAGTTGAGGTTGATGGTTACAAAGTCGGTGGTTTTGTTCCAATTCCAAATTCTACGCTTGAAGATTCTGATCTTAACCTCGCAAGCGAGATTATGGACCTTATTGGCCAAGCGATCGGACTTGGCACTGACAAGGCGATTCTCTTTGGTACCGCTATTAAGATGCCATGTGGTATCGCTACCCGTTTAGCACAGACGTCACAACCTTCTGACTGGAATACAAATGCTGCACCGTGGACAGATCTTCATACGAATAATATTTTGAAGTTTGACCCGTCTGTAATGACCTCTGAAGCATTCTTTGCAAACCTCGTCGCGTACTTAGGAGTAGCAAAATCAAACTACTCAAACGGTGAAAAGTTCTGGGCTATGAATGAGAAAACATGGCTTACGATCGTCGCCAAGACAATTGCATTTAACGCTGCTGGTGCACTGGTTGCGACCACGAACAAAGTCATGCCGATTGTTGGTGGAGATATTGTCATTCTGGAATTTATCAGCGACTATGACATTATTGGTGGATACGGTTCGCTTTATCTGCTCGCAGAACGCGCTGGTGCACAGCTTGCAATGTCTGAACACGTGAAGTTCATTGAGGATCAAACAGTCTTCAAAGGTACCGCTCGATATGACGGTCTGCCTGTATTTGGCGAAGCTTTTGTCGCGGTCAACATCAACAATGCTGCTCCTACGATGTCCAAATCCTTCACGAGCGATGATGCGAACGCTGTCAGCACGCCATATGCACTTCCTATTGCAGGTGCTTACACCGGTACTCAAGTCGTCAATCTTTACGATTTGACTCAGGATGCAACCATCTACTACACCACCAACGGCGATACTCCAACCGCGAAGAGCACCAGATTCACTGGTCCTATCTCAGTGGAAGCGACCGCAACAATCAAAGCGATTGCTATCAAGAATGGCGTCTCTTCTGAGGTGTTCAGCGCGACTTACACGATCTCCTAATGAGGTGACAACATGAATTCAGCAGCGGTAATTGCTCTTGTTAAAGCGAGAATAGGGATTACTACAACCGCAAGAGATGTCTACCTGACCGCGATTGCTGATGGTGTAATAAAAGAACTAGAAGATGAAAAAGGGTTGGTGCTTGACGGTACCAACCCTTATCATCTTATGTTCGTCGTGGACTTTTGTACTTGGCGGTATCAAAGCAGGGATTCAGACACTGGAATGCCGCGCCATCTGCAATTCAGACTCCACAACCTCATCATTAAGCAAGCCGGGCAGGTGACAACCGAATGACCTATGACAATGAAGTGAAGCTCATTGCAAGAACAACCACTGATGACAGCATTGGTCAGCAAATTGAATCTGCTCCGGTTTATACCACTGTACTTTGCTCTGAAAAAGCAATCAAATACAGTGAATTCTATGCCGGAGCTCAGGCTGGAATCCGTCCTGAGATTACACTGATCATTCACCGGTTTGAGTACAGTGGACAGAGGGAAGTTGAATATCTTGGCCAAACGCTAAAAGTGATCAGGACTTATCCAGTTTCTAGCGAAGAAATTGAGCTCGTTTGCGGCGACATTGTCGGATCGTGAGGTGAAATACTTTGAGCATAAAATCCTATGATTTCACCAAGGAGATCAAGCGACAGCTGCAGGAATACACCAGAGAGGTTATCACGGATATTAACGAGCGAGCCAAGGTCATCACGAAAAGAGGTGTTAAGGAGCTGAAGCAAATCAGCCCGAAGCGTCCTAAAGGCGGTGACTATGCGAAGAGCTGGACATATAAAGAAAAGGTATTCGGCAATGCACCTACCAGGTTCACGGTTCACAACAAGGATCACTATAGACTGACGCACCTTCTGGAGCATGGCCATGCAATCGAAGGCGGATCAAAACGAACCAAAGCGCAGCCACACATCAAGGAAGTCGAGGAAAAGATGGTCAATGAGTACATTGAAGCGACCAAAGAGGTGATCAAGAATGGGCGTCGATGAACTACACACAGCACTAAAATCCACAGGCATTCCGGTCGCATATCGACGGTTTAAAAAAGCTCAAACGCCACCTTATATCACTTTTTACCTTGATGGTACGGACAACTTTGGAGCCGATAACGTCGTTTATACCAAAAACGAGAATTATGTGATTGAGCTCTATTCACGAGATCGTGACCTAGCGAGTGAAATCAAGATCGAAAATGTCCTTGACTCAAGCGAAATCTATTGGGACAAGGACGAAAGTTATATTGAAACCGAAAACCTTTTCATGATGATCTATGAAATCCAAATTTAACAAGGGGTGAAACTAATGGCGAAAGTCAAATATGGTTTGAAAAACGCGCACTATGCGCCGATCGTCGAGACGGATGGCGTGATCAGCTTTGGCACACCGGTAAGACTTCCAGGCGCGGTCAATTTAACGATGGAGCCTGTCGGTGATTCGGTTGAATTTTATGCCGATGACGAGCTTTACTTCGGAGAAGAAGTAAACAACGGATATGATGGCGACCTCGAGATTGCGCTTGTTCCGGACTCTTTCAGAAGAGATGTTCTGGGTGAAGTTCTCGATGCGAATGGTGTCCAGGTGGAAAGATCCTCGCAGAGAGGTTCGAAGTTTGCGCTGCTATTCGAGTTCGCGACTGATGTGAACGCCAAAAGGCATGCGCTTTATTACTGTCACGCTGCAAGACCAAGCGTTGAAGGCGCGACAAAGACAGATTCAAAAGAAATTAAAACAGAGACCTTTTCGTTTAAGTCTAGGCCGCTTCCTGGCACAGCAGATGTTAAAGGTTCATCAACTGCATCGACTGATCCTACGACTTATGCAAACTGGTATTCTGCGGTTATGACTCCAGACAACACGTTTGTTCCGGTTACTAGCGTAACGGTCGCTGGCGCTGGCGCTGTTGAAACAGTCGCTGAAGATAGTACCCTGGCAATGATTGCGACAATTGCTCCAACGAATGCATCTGATCCACGCGTACTCTGGTCCGTGGCGACACTTTCAGCGGGCGTGGCGACAATCAATCCACTCACCGGCGTACTGACAGGCGTCACAGCTGGCACAGTTACGGTCACCGCAACAACCATTACCGGATCTGTGGTAGGAACTAAAGTAATCACAGTAACGGTCTAGGGGCTGAAAACAGATGGAAAAAGTATTGACCATTGATGGGCGTCAGGTGCCGTTTAAAAGCACCGGCGCCTTTCTTCTTAGATACAAAGCGCAATTTGGCCGGGATGCTCTTAAGGATCTGGCCAGACTCGAAAAAGCAGTTAAAGAAAAAGAAGATGCGGATGAAAACACACCAGAAGATGAACGCTATGAGGTCGGCGTTGTAGACGAACTTGATCTTGAAGTGTTCTACAATATGGCTTGGACTCTGGCCAAGACCGCCGATCCGTCTATACCGCTGCCGTTTGAATGGCTGGATTCATTTGGAGAATTTCCAATCATGGATGAGATCATGCCTGAGATCATGGAACTTTTTGAAAAGTGCATTAGAAGCTCAAAAAAAAAGTAAATTCGAGCGAATCAAGCAATCAGGCCTCTCTTGAGCTAACGACCGAACTGATTATGGTCCGCGCGCTTGAGAGGGGCCTTTCTTTACGAGACTTTGAAATACTCACAGTAGGCATGCTGCTTGATTATATTGTTGAATACGACAACTTGAACTTATCAGACGAACAAATGAAATCAGCAGTAATTGAAGCGCAGCAGTCACACTTTGATGCTTTCTAAGAGGTGGTGAAACCAAATGGCAGATAAGATCAAAGGAATCACCATCGAACTGGATGGCGATGCCAGGAAACTTAACAACGCGGTAAAAAGTGTAGCTTCAAGGTCTAAAGAATTCCAGGACGAACTCAGAAAAGTTGAACGTCTACTTAAGTTTGATCCAAAGAATACTGAGCTGCTCGCTCAAAAGCAGAAACTACTTGCTGATTCTGTAAATCATACTCGCGATGCACTTCAAAAATTTAAAGATGCAAAGGCCGATGCTGACAAAACGATTGCAGCTGGAGGAAAAGTTTCTGAAGAACAATACCGGCACCTGCAGCGTGAAATCATCGAGACGGAACAGAAGTTAAGAGGTCTCGAAAAAGCTCAAGGCGACTTCAACAGCAAAGTCAAGAAAATGACGGATGGTCTTGACTCATTCAGCCAGAAGACTGGAAATGCAGCAAAATCACTTGCTCCGGTATCGGCCGCAGCTGGCGCGGCTGGCATCGCCGCGATTAGGATGGGCGTTCAGTTTGACGATGCCATGGCCAAGGTATCAACTATCGCGGATACGGCTTCCGTGCCGCTCGATAAATTGAGAGACGATATTCTTGAAGCATCCAACGTGACCGGTGTCGCCGCTGCGCAAATTGCGGATGACGTTTATAATGCAATTTCAGCAGGTCAATCCACCGGTGACGCTGTTAATTTTGTTGTCCAAGCGAATAAACTTGCTCAGGCAGGCTTTGCCGAACAGGCGCAGGCGCTTGATGTCATGACTACGATTTTGAACGCGTATGGTCTCGAAGCTTCTGAGGCTTCGCGTGTAATGGATATTTTAATCAATACTCAAAACCTCGGTAAAACGACCGTCGGAGAACTCTCTCAGGTTATGGGCAAAATTATTCCAACTGCCAACGCCTCAAATATTAGCCTTGAGCAACTTGGAGCTGCATATGCGCTCATGACATCAAACGGTATCGCTGCCGCTGAGACTACGACTTATACAAACAGTCTACTTAACGAGCTGTCCAAATCTGGATCCAAGTCAAGCGACATGTTAAAGAATAAGACCGGAAAGAGTTTTCAGCAGCTTTCAGCTGATGGTGAATCACTTGCCGATGTCCTGTTAATCCTGGATGAAGAAGCTAAAAAAAGTGGCGTGTCCATAGCTGACATGTTTGGATCAGCTGAAGCCGCAAAAGCCGCAAACGTCCTCATTAAAGAATCTGGCCAAGCATATAACGATATGCTCACATCAATGCAAAACTCAGGCGGCGCAACTGATACGGCGTTTGAAAAACTTCAGACTGATAACAAGAAATTCATGGACAGTTTGAATGAAATGAGTAACGCCGGAATCAAACTTGGCGGCGCGCTTTCTCCAGTGTTTTCAAAAATTGCTGAGATATCGCAACAAATTGCTGAATTTTTGTCCGGATTATCCGACGAGCAGATGGATTTAATTGCAAAGGTACTTCTTGTTGTAGCTGCGCTCGCGCCGGTGCTGATGCTCATTAGTAAGATGGCAAGCGGAGTTTCGGACATTACAAAGCTGATGAAATTTTTAGTACCCGTACTCGCTAAGACAGCGTTTACAATAGGAGCTATGTCGGTTCCTGTTTGGGCGGTCATCGCTGGAATAATTGCTTTAATAGCCATTGGCGTGGCGCTCTATAAGAATTGGGACACTATCAAAGCAAAAGCTGCAGCTTTGTATGAGAACATCAAAGCGAGTTTTGCTAAAACTAGGGATTCAATTGTCAATCCGATCATGAATGCCATTGATACGCTGAAGAAAATCAATTTGTTTGAGATTGGTAAGAACATCATAAGTGGGTTGATCGATGGTGTCGCTGGCATGATTGGGAAGGTAAAAGAAACCATCGGCAGCATATCAGATTCGATCATAGGCGGCTTAAAAAATGCACTTGGGATTCGATCACCATCTAAAATAACGGAAGAACTCGGAAAGTATACCGGTGAAGGCATGATCAAAGGCCTGGAAAGCACTAAGCGCGCTTTATCATCCGTTTCAAATAGCATGGGCAGCGTCGCAACCGCCGGAGCGGGCGCCGGGTCCATGATGCACACCGGCACGATCCGCGTTGAAGGGATTAATGACAAAAACCAATTGGTTGGCGTCGCTGATATTGTTATGGAGCAGCTGAGAAGGGAGGTGCGCAGGAAATGACGGGATTATTTGATGGATCGACATTAATCACCAGATACCTGCGCGTCGTCCGGCAGAAGACGCCTCGTAAGGTTGTGAGAACGCTGCTGGATGGGTCGGAGCATGTGCAGATCATCGGCACGGAGGTCACGCGGCTGGCGATTGAGCTGGCGGTGGATTTGATGGGGCGGGAGATGATCGACGAACTGGACGCTTCTGGTGGGCTTGTGACCGTGGAGGATGAAGAAGGCAACGAGTACTCCGGGAGGATCCTTGAGAAGGGCGACTGGTCGAAGATGCAACGCGGGCACTATCAGACGACTCTGACGCTGAGCATCGAGGCGGTGGTCTGATGCGCGCGATACCATCGGAGCTGCTTGAGCGGGTGAAAAATAAATGGCAGGTGCCGGCTGAGAATTCAGATCCTGCCATGAAGGTTTATTTGAGCCGGGGATTTATCAATGAGTTGTTCCAGGTGTTTACGATACAAGAGGGCGCAGAGCTGACGGATGTGGATGTGACGGTGAAGCGCACGGATACATCGGCTGAACCGGCGGAGGCGTACGCGCTGGCGATCAATAACGGGGTGGCTCAAGTGAAGTCGAAGCCGCTGCCGTATGATGATCAGATCCCGTGGGTGGATAGAATGACGGTGGCTCTGAGTGCGACCGCGGTGGCGATTGAGTTTGACGGGTATTGGGACCGGGATTATGCAACGCGGCGGTTTAACTTTGTGACGGAGGAATATCCGTGGTTGTTCTATGTCCAGGGCGGGACGCTATACGCCAAGTACTGGGAAGACGCAGAGATCACGCTGGCGACGGATGTGGTGAAGGTCTGCGCGATCCGGGGATGGCTGCCGGCGAATGGGGATCAGTCGAACGACCAGGGTTTGATTGTGGCTTACATCAAGACTGATGGGCTGGTTTATTACCGGTCTTACAGCATCCAGGTGGGCGGCGGGAAGCTCTGGGAAGTGGAGCGGAATGTAGCTGAGGTTATGGCTACGGCGGCGGATCTGGCGCTGTTTAGGACAAATGATTTTAGGATTGGGTTCTTGGTGACGATTGGCGGGGTCGTTTATTGG